TACCAAAGGTAAATACACAAGTGTCACCACGAGCTTCTCTTATTTCTGAAAACTTTATCATTTATCCCATGCCTTTATTGCAGTAAAGTTATTGAAACTAAATTCCATTCTATCCACTAGTTTAACTGCACCACCTGTAACTCTATCAATTGCAACATATCCTTCTGGGTTTACAACTTTGAACCCATTGGCTGTTTTGATGAAAGTTCCAATGCTCTTAACAGTATTTAGTTTCTTTACAACCCCCATCTTTGCATCTACAATGTGGTTCTGAAACTCAATAATACTAGTCAAATTCTTCGTGTGTTTTGCAAGTTCACGAACAGTTTCTTTTTTCTTTTTTTCCAAGTCCTGTTTACGAGCAGGGGTCTTGAGTTTGTCTATATTCTTTTGAAATGCATCTTCTACCCATTTTAAGTACCCCTTTGCATGAGCAGATGGATTCTTAATAGTCTCCCCCTTTCTTACCTTACTATTATTGTAAGTCTTGAGAGAGGCTCCAGATAAGTTTCCAGTGAATGTATTTTGTATATTCATAAAGGATGTTAACAGGGTGGAATTAATCTTTCTGAATGTTGTACCAGCAGATGATAAAGATGCTGTCACAGCAGATGTTTCCTTTTCAGTCATTGTGGCTTTACCAGATACATCTTTGTATGTCGCATCATCCATCCATACTGTTGATGGAGATTGCAGTCCACTAATGTTTGCACCGAATGATGCTTTCATATCCTGTAGTTCTGCACCCTTGTATGTTGTGTGCCATACGACACCAATCTTTGCATTTTCAATTTTCTTACCCAAATCCGAATTTACATCTACTGCGTATACAATAGTGTTGGGTTGGAATGTAAGAAAACTCTTACCATCAATAGTTTCTGTAGATACATCATCAGTAAACATCAAGTCACCTTGAAGAACATCTGTAATACCCAACTTAGAAAACTCTGCAAGTGCAACTTTGAATTTGCTATTCAATGCACCAGATAATCCATCTGCATCAATCTCTGCATTTGACTTATAGAGTTTTGGTTCTATATTGAATACTGATTTCTTTGCAACAAAAAACTTACCATCGGCAGGGTCAATACCAGCAAATATTGCAGGAGCTCCATCCCACTTTACAGTCATGTCTATTGATGAACGTGATGCACCAGCAAGCATATCTCGTAGAGAGCGAACAAAGTTAATTGAAGCCCGTCCACCAGAAATACCATAGTTAAGGATTTCATCCTCAATATGTTCTAGGTGTAGGTTCTTTCCACCCTTGTCCTCTGTAAGAAATGAACTAAAATTTATCATTACATCGCCTTTAAGTGTACACACGAATCTTCTGATTCGGATTTTGCATATCTATATGCAAGTTCTAAGAACTTCTGTTCTGCACCTTTTATTCTATTAAATAAAAATGTGACAAGATATTTTGACTCTAACCAACCACTATCTTTCTTTGATAGTTGTTTTTTGAAATCGTCAAGTGTTACTTTACTATCTTCACCAGCATTCAAATACTCTGCATAAAACATTTCAAAGAACTTATCGTTTTCTCTACTAATCATGTTAGTAATATCGCTTCTGGCCGGAAACTCTCTTACACCAGCGCCCTGTAAAACTTTACCGATAGGACTAGAAATTCCACTGTCTCCACTAAGTTTACCGTGTTTCGCTTTACCACCAATAATCTCTGCCTGAAATGCTGGGAAGGTTCTAAACTGCATCTCCAAACCACTCGCACCGAAAAGATAACCGTCCTTTGATGCAAAGAAGTTTCTCTTACCCAAAGACTTATTAGTGTATCTTGGAGCCTTAAATGGTTTCTTATAATTAATCTGTTTGAATTTTACTTTAGTTGTTTTCTTCAAAGATACGCCCATGATATCTCTTGCGGCATATGCCTTCAACAATTCTTGATTGATGTAAGGAAGTGCAGGGCTTCCACTATTTCCACCAAAATCATAGTTACTAAGTTTGGTATCCTGTACCATCCAAATATCTGCTGGTGTCCATTTGTTTACATTTGTAAAGTAAGTCTGTCCAGAATTCTTGAACAAACCTTCAATCATATCTACAAACTCTGAACCTCTGTGAAAACTATATGTGTTTCTACCAAGCGCTTTATACAATCCTTTTGCAACAGAAATAGAAGATACAACCCAATCATCTGATAGGTTTTGAATCTCTTCCCAACTTGCATCCACCTTTACTTGTGCGTATGCAGCCTGAAGTTCTAACATATTGAAGTCTGTTTTGGGGTTGTTCCAGATTGCTTGACAATATACACACTGTGCAGATTCAGCAGCACGAGTTCCAGAAGAACCCCCACCAGAACCTTTACCACCACCAAACTCGGCAGTCTTTTCTATTTGTGTAATTCTGAGAGTTTTGCCGTTAGATGCAGTGAATGATGCTTTGCCTGATGGAAATGCAGTATCAAAGTCATCGTTATCAAACGCAACCTTTAATGCATTGTCAATCCACTTGATTGATACTTGTCCTTCATCTGTAGATATTTTTGTGTTGCTATCAATAATACCTTGAAGAACGGCTTTGTTGTCACGTTTTGCAATATCAGCTTTCTTCAGATTCGCTTCAGTCAATTCAGAGTATAAACTCTGAACTCTTACAACGTGCGATACTTTAGATGTATCAACTGAATTCAGTTGACGATAAAACTTTCTGATTGACATTTTACACCGTTTCCATTCATACAAATAATTTCAATACTATTTATAATAACAGATTATTCAGAAATGTCAACCTGTAAAGGATTTCCCTTCAAAAATTTCGGTATTCCACGTTCACCAAAAGGTGGATTCTTAGTAAGTTGTTCTGAAAACATTTCAGCGTCAATCTTTCTAGAAAAAGAACGCACAATATCGTTAGTAGGAAATTCAACAACTTCCCACCATATACCGTTCTTGTGTACAAAGTACTTTGGCTTCTTATACTTTGATGTCCGTAAATTTCTCATAAGTCTTGCTCTTTCCAAGACCCACTCCGAAAGTTGTTTTATCAAATGCTGCTCCTTCATCTTGTCCACTGTCAATAATGTCATCTTGTGCTTCCTGTTCGCAATCATATAGTTTCATTCTAGCTCTGTCGATACCAACCACAAACCTTTTATTAGTGCCTGGATCATTGTATCTATTCTTCAATTGTTTTACCATCAACTGATTTAGACTTTCCAAATCTTCTGTTGATATAAGCGCAAACATGAGGTCAGCCGTAGCAGGCAAACCAAAAGATTCTGACGTATCTTCCAATCCAATGTCGCTGTTCGCATATCCACCTCTAGTAGTTTGTGTCGCCGACATAATTGGTACATTATTCTCAACTGCAAGCCCTCTAAGTTCTTCGGCAATCGCCTTGATATAGAAATATGATCCGACATTTGCATTCCCCTTGAATCGTGAAGAGGCACAGATGTTCAAGTAGTCGATAAAAATAATATCAGGTCTAAATGATTTCTTCAGTGCCAGTTCTTTTAGTAAACTTCTGAAATGTCCTGTATGTGCAGATGCAGTAGGATATTCTTTGATAATTAACTTTCCGTTGGTCTTTGTTTGTATTTTGGATAGACGGTCAGTAAACATCTTTTTGGGTAACTCATGTAAGTCATCCATTGTGATATTCATCAGGTTTGCATCAATACGTTCTGCAATCCTTTCTTCTGCCATCTCCAAAGTTATATAAAGAACATTCTTTCCTTGCATGAGGGTTGACGCAGCCATGTGACACATGAATAACGATTTACCAACACCAGTACCAGCAAGGGCAATGTTCAAAGTTTTCTGTGGGAGTCCACCCTTGGTAATCCTGTTAAAGTAATCCAAGTCGAACTCTACTTTTTCTTCTATTTTGTGATAGAACTCAAATCGTTCTTCACCTTGTTCTACATAGTCGTGTCCTACATTCTGGTCAAATGCAACTGCAAGTGCCTCAGATAAGATAGATGGTATTGCCTCTGAAGTATGTTCTTTATCCTTCCCTTCAATAATCTGAATACCGTTTAGGATAGCATTGTAGACTGCTTTATCCTTACAAAACTTTTCTGTTGTATCTACTAGCCATTGCATATCAATCTGTGCATCAGATAGTGTTTCTACAACTGTTAGAACTGACTTGAACTCATCTTCATTCAAATCTTTTCTATTATCAAGTTCAATAGATAGGGCTTCTTTCGTAGGTTGATTACCATACCTATCCATGAACTTATTGATTTCTTCAAATACAACTCTTTCGTGACGATCTGAAAAATACTCTGGTTTGATGAAAGGTAGCACCTTTCTCGCATATGGTTCATTGTATACTAAGTTACTTAGTGTAGTTCTTTCAATCGTCTGTATTGACATACTTCATTGAGTCCTTTTGTAATTGTTCTTCTAAGATATGAATAAGAATATCACCCATGACATTCTTAAATTCTATATCTTTCTCTAATTCTTCTTTTGGTACGTTAGGTGATACTAACACATCATAGTCGAATTGTAAAGAAGCATTATCATCTTTTTCATTTTCGTCTATTGAAATCTTTCCATACTTAAAAATTACATCTTCATAATCTGTAAGTGCAGTAAGTCTAAGGGCTGTCCACTCCTTAGACTGATCGTTACAATACACATATGCTCTTGATATATCAATCTTGTTCAGTTTCTTCTTCAACTTCAATTTCCTCTACACGTTGTCCATACTTGAATTCTTTACTAGCAACTGCATCCAACTGTTCCATAATCTCTGGGGTAAAGAACTTTTCTGGTTGATTGTTGATAGTCTTACCAAATGTCTTTGTACCATCAGGTAACTCAATACGAGTAGAAACAGATTTGAAGATATCATACTTCAGTGCAAGTTCAAGTAGTCCATAGTATCTATCAAGTCCACGTTCATACATAAGTCTTACGTCCACCATCTTGTTTTCTATAGTCAAACGTGACTTTGCATTCTTACAATGGATGATGTTACCAACAACTTCTGTACCGTCCTTTTCTTTCTTCTTTGAAAGATAGACAATAGATGAGGCCGCATACTTCAATCCAGAACCACCACCCATTTCTTTTGTTGGGAACATAGAACCCACAACGTCATAGGTATGGTTTGTAACAACCATAGGAACTTTTGCTTTACCAAGTTTTAGTGTCAATACACGAAACGCAGCCTTTAGAACTTGAGCCCGTGTCATATCTCGTGTCTCTTTACCCTCACTTGTATCATCTACTTCTTTTGTAGTAGACAACATACCAAGTGAATCAAGACACAACATCATAGGCACACGTTTATCTTCTGGTGTCTCCATGTATTTATCTAAAATCTTAATTGCTTGTGTACGAAATTCTTGTACAGTTGTTACAGGTAAGATAACCATACGTTCTGGGTCAATACCTCTATCAACTACCATCTGTTTTGTGATTGCAGATTCAGACTCAAAATACAACACACCAGCATCTGGGTTTGCATCAAGGAATGACTTAACCATACCCATCACAAAGAATGTTTTTCCAGTGGCCGACTCGCCCGCCACTGCTGTAATTTTGTTCGCAGGCAATCCACCATAGATTGACCCACTCAACAACGCATTGAAAATATAAGAACCAGTGTCGATAAAGTTATCAACATCACCAGCCTCTACACCTTCACTCACCAAAGCAGCATATTCGTTGCCTGCTGTCTTTGCAATATCTTTTAGAAAATCCATACTTTAAATATCTCCTTCTTTTCTGTTTTCAGAACGAAACGCCTCAAACCCATCAGGATATCGTGCCTCAAGTTTCTGTATATTAGTACTTAGTACATCTTCCAAAGATATACCCAATGCAATACAAGCCTGTGTAATGTACCACATAATATCACCAAGTTCTCGTTTCATATGATACTGTGCATCATCATCCATCGGTTTACCTTGGAAAATACTCTTCTTAACAATCTCTGCAAACTCACCCCCCTCGGCACTGATACCAATTGCGGCAGTAAGAATGCGTTCTGGCGAAACACCAAACCCATCAATTACGTCAAGTGCATCTGAGAACGACTGTGCATCAGAAGATGCGTCACTAGTCACCTCATCTACAAAACGAGTGTAGTCAAGTAGAAAGTCTTTATCCATCATTTATCTCCAAAGATTGTGTTATGAGTATTATATACTTTAACAAAAGTTGTGCATTTTGTCAAGTCTTTTATTCGTCTTGCTCCAACATAAGTACAGGACGATCTGATGCCTCCAAGAATAGTTTGCATAGTATTATGAATGCTTCCTCTGTAGGGAACAACGACTTCTTTTCCTTCAGAAGCTCGGTAGTCTTTAAGTCCACCAAAGTGTTTTTCATTTGCTATCTCCGAACTCATCCCATAGAATCGAACTCCTATAGGTTCTGGATTATCATCCTCTAATATATATTCCCCACCACCTTCATCGTGGCCAGACAACATACCACCAAGCATAACAAAGTCTGCTCCACCACCAAATGCTTTTGCTACGTCACCAGACGATACACAACCACCATCAGCAATAATATGGCCTCCAAGACCATGAGCGGCATCAGCACATTCAATAACAGATGAGAGTTGTGGATATCCGACTCCTGTCTGTATACGAGTAGTACACACACTGCCAGGGCCAATCCCACACTTAACAATATCTGCTCCATTTAGAATTAACTCCTGTGTCATATCACCAGTAACTACATTACCTGCTATGATAACAAGTTCTGAATGATTCAAACGCAATTGATAAATAAAGTTACTGAACATTTCAGTATATCCATTTGCAACATCTACGCATAGGTATTTAATAGCCCCATCAGTCAACTCATAAACATTACGAAACTTTTGCAAATCTTCATCAGATACACCGATAGACATTGCAACATTTTCTCTTCTGTCATATTTCAAATCCTCATCTTCACAATCAAAGAAACTGACAAGTTCATTCACTGAATATGTTTTTACCAAACAAGTAAATACATTATGTTTTGCAAGTGCATCTGCGATTTCAAACGTACCAACTCCATCCATATTCGCAGCCATAATAGGAACACCAATGTATTCCTCTTTACTGTTTCTAAAGATTGTAGTTCTAAATAAGTCTACTTCTTTTCTAGATTTTAGTGTTGAACGCTTTGGACGAATCAATACATTAGAAAAGTCAAGTTTGAAATCTTCTTCGATAACCATTACTTTATAATTCCTTGAGTTGGAACTGCAATACCAGAAG